TTACCCATTAATTACTTTAAAATAATACTCATCATCGTAAATTGTAGTACTACCACCTGCATTTACTTTAAGTAAAATTTGATAATATCTTTCAGGTTCAAAACCATTCATATATAAATCAAAATAGCTTGAAGTAGTATCAGCACTAATTCTAGTGTAGTTATCATCAAATTCTACCACAAATTCATTTGTATCTAAATCTTTAACAGCATACCAAGCGGCACCTGATGGAAGATAATGTTGAGTAGTATACAGTGAACTTGTTTGATATACACGTTTAGGGTATTTTTCTCTTACATTTAATCTAAATTTATTTATACTTTCTGAATAGAAAATACCTGGATTTTCTGCTAATGATATAAATAAGTTTTGTTGATCTAGAACTTCAATACCTGATCCCGTTGGGATACCCGCAGTATATGAACTAGTCTCCCAAACAGAATCATCCCATCTAAATTCTAATTGTGGTGGGTAAATAGTATTAGTATCAACACTATAATATTGCATTACAGGTTGTACTAGTTTACTTGTATTGAATTCAGCACTACCTTCCCATTTTAATAAAAATCCATGATTTTCAATTGCTGAACTAGTCCAGGCGTTAACTATACTAGTTACATCTATGTTTAAATCTTTATCACTACGAGGTTCAAATGAAGCAGAAACTGTAGTAAAATCATATGGGGAAGAACCTGTGTACCAAGCACCACCACCTATAGGAGCATAATTAACATTATAAGAACTTGAAATATTTCCTGAACTAACTGGCCATGCTGCTCCTCCATTAAAAAACGGTGAATTCCAACATGCTCCATCTGTAGTAAGAGGTTGATCTAAATAGGTTCCAGTACCCTGGTTCCATTCTAGATTAGAACCATCAGCGTTTGTGGCTAAAGGCCATACTTCTAGTCTTGAAGATTCTACAATCCCTTGAGCAGTTGCTATAAAAGACTTTAAATATGTTTTATAATCGTTAGTTTGTAAAACATTATCAATTGTATATGAGATTTCAGAAGGATCAAAAGCTAAAATTGTTCTAGCTACTTGAGGAAAAGTATCTAAAGCAAAATTTAAATTAGAAATTTGATTAATTGGATCTATACCGGTATTCATACTAGGATAGAATGAATAAAGGGTAGTATCTTTATATGGGAAAATTTTATATACTGCCATTTTATTATAAGTTTACTACTTTACCTTTAATATCTGTGTTAGGGAATTTAACTTCAAAAATCATAGGATCTATAGAAGGATATATTACATCATTTAATGTAGCTCCTTCTAAATCATAAGCGTATTGAGAATAATTACCTCCTACTTTGTTAGTAAAAGTAACTTGTTTTACAGTTTGAACTCCTTGAATCTTATCTAAAAGTAAAAATATTTCTTTCTTTTGGATAGGTTCATTAATTTGCCAATTATTTAGATTAAAATAAGTTTGTAAAGAAGTTATACAAGTTCTTAACACATCATTACTATTAAAATTAGGTCTAACTGTAATTTCAAAATTAACTCCAATATTAATATAAAAGGCATCTTTAATAGTGATTGAATCTCCTATTACTCTATACTGAGCTAGATAAGTTTGAAGATTTTGTTTTAAAGCATCTGAAGCATTAGTTAGATTACCATTTATATCTTGACTTAAAATATAAAGTGTAAGAGTAGATGGTATCTCACCTGGGAGTAGGGTATTTAATTTTGTTTGTTCAATGTATGCTTTTGAGACTGCTCCATATTTTGATGGCATTGATAAAGATCTAACTAGATAATCATCAGCAGTAACATTTCTTAATTGTGTTTGGAATTGAACTAATGAATTTTGTCTTATTTCTTGAATAGAATCTCCATCACTTCCTCCACTAGCTGCAATTGGGTTTGAAACTGTTAAGCGGTCAAATATTAATTGTGCTTGGGATGCATCTAAACCTGTGGTTTGGAAATTAACTGTACTATTAGAAAGAATAGTTAATTCACCTGCTCCAATGTTAGCCCCAGCTCCACCTCCTGTTAAATATCTTACTGTTAAAGTAGTATTAGAAGGAGCAATACCATAAGTATTTGTAAAAATAAAGTTTTGTGGAGAATATGCAGCTGTTAATTTATCTTTTTCAAATGGTAAACCTAAACCAACATTATCAGCGTTTGGAGTTACTTCTTCATCTGAATCTGCTGTTGTACCTGCACCAAATTGGATTTGTAGAGTAGTGTTTGAGGTTACTCTAGTTGCAAATCTACGTTGAACCTTTTTATTTTTTAATAAATAAGGAGTAGTTGCATCTGTTGAAAAGTTAGGATCATTAGTATTTGTATTTTTAATAGAATCAAATACCATTTCTTGACCTAAATGATCTACTTCATACCAAGTATTACCATCACTATCTACAATATCTAAAATACCTATAATATTATTTGCTGTAATAGTACGGGTAGCGAATTCTTGAGGTGAGGTAAAATCAAATGTTTGGGTATTAATAGTAGCTGAGATTGCTCTTCTACTTTTTTTAAGTAAAAAATAATCTACATCTGTACCTGTAGTACTATAAACTGAAACTGTTGTAGGGTCTGAGGAGGAGGAAACATCAAAATCTATTGGGTCTTCAACTAAAAATTTAACATTAGAATTAATATTAGATGTTATTTGAGCATTTTCCCCTATTAATAAAGCATAATCATAATCAGGAACCCAATTACCCCCACCAAGATCTTTAGATGGTACTTGTTGATAAAAATCAATAGTAGTTTCTGCTACTCCTGTAACTTTAGGTTTATAACCCATCATGTAAGCTAAATCAAATAAATTTTTAGCTTCACGAGCATACTGTAAAAAAGTTTCTTGGAATTGATTATCCTGGTAAAATGATAAAACATCACCTACATAAGATGATAATTCCATAAACATCATACCAGGGGATGATGGGCTAAAATCGTTATAAGTAGTAGGGAAGTAAGTTTTAGTAAAGTTAATTAAACTTTGTCTAAGGCTATTAAAGTCCCTATTAATATATTTTATGTCTCTATCTACAGCCATTAGTCAAATGTTATATTTAATGTATCAGATATATTCGTATTTTGTATTCTATATTTTAAAACAACTTCTATAATATTATTATCTTCTTTTCCTAAAACATCTAAACTAACTACTATAACAGAAGGAAAATAGGTGCCTAATTGAGATTGAATATCTTCTTTTAAGAAATCTAAAGTATCTGATTCTATTTGTTGGAAAATATATTTACGTAAATTTCCTCCAAATTCAGGATTTAGGGGTCTTTCTCCTTGGTTAGTTAAAAACCAATTAACTAAATTAGATTTTACTGCTTCTTGAGTAGTAAAAGTAGGTCTAAACACAGCGTTTTCACTAAAGGGTAATGCTACCCCTACTGCTACACTAGGTTTAAAGTCAATTGGTGATATTTTTTGAGCGTTATAAGCCATTATTTATTTGTCATTAAACCCATAATTTGGTCTAAACCTACATTTCCTTCTGGAAGTGCTGAGCCTTCAGCTGTTGCTGGGCCCGCTGGTCTAAAGGTATTAATGTCTTCTGTTGTTAAATTCATGTTACCATTACCCATAGCCATTTGAGACAACATTTGTTGTCTAAATGCTTTTTGAGCTTCAGGATCTGCTTTTGGTTTTGATGTAGCAACTGAAGCACCTTCGGTAATAGATGGTTTTGGTGAACGAACCGCTTCAAGTAGAATATCTTTTAATTCTTCTTGGATAGCAGCTTTCACTTCTTCTCTAATTACTTTTCGTAGTTCTGTCAATTTCATGGTTATAAATATTAATTTAATAAGCTTTTAAATTATCTCTATCGATAATAAATTTAATTTCATTTAGTAATACATTAGGATCTGAGGCGAATGAGAATTCACTTGCTATAAGTACTACACCTGAGGCGTTTAATCCAACTGCTCTTCTTTGGGTTACAGTATCTGAGAATGGTCTTTCTTCTATTTCTAGTCTAAATCCTTTATATAAAGAACCATCATCTGTTTCTCCTGCTGATAGTTGGATTGCTACTGTGGCTAATACATCAGGTGATAAATTTTCTAAAGTTGA